GCAAAAAGTAATTTTCAGTTTCGATATTTTGCGACGCTGCCGATTTATGGTAGGGGCACCGGGGGCGGGGGCCAGGAAAAAGGGTACGCCCGTCGTAAGAACACGTATACATTGGGCTTTTCAGAGACTGATGAGTCCTCAAATGTTTTTGATGTTTTATAAATTATATATATTACTTTTCACAGACTCATGACCCCTCAGATATTTTGACGGATTATCATGTGATTATCATGTGAAATTCACGAGATAATCACGAGATAGGATGGAGGGGGGTAGGGGAAAAGTGGTGGGGGGTGTTTATGAAAAGGGTGGTATGAAAAAAAATACTGGAAATGCAATACACGGGTTAGTGGGAAGAAAAAACGAGATATAGTATTGACGATAGCAGAATAAGTGCTATATAGGGGTACTTGAAAAAGAACACTTAGTTATTCAGGACAGATAACTGTGTTTTTGCATGTGTGTAACCTCCTTTCGTTAGACAACACGACAGCTGGCATGAGAGGGTCATGTCGTTTGTTGAGAGGAAGCTGGGGAGTGGAAATCTCCACAAGTGAATAAGCTCATTTCCCCCTGCCAAGGAATGAGAGATAGATACTGCACTGAGATGCAGGAGGGTGCAAGTCCCCAACCACAGGGTCATTGTCACTCGCAGGTTTTGCGAATGATGATGGCCCTTTTTCTTTGAGATATCCATGAAGAAAAGCAATGGATAACATGAACAAAAAAAGTCAACGATAGGAATCAATCAGGGAACACAGACCCTGTTTGAAATACAAGATGAACGGAACCGCAAAACCAGCGGGGAAGGGAGACAATTTTATGAGCGAAGAAACCACCGGGCTGAACACGGCAGAAGAAATGGCAGACGAGACGTCGGCTGCGTTCGACGAAGGCTGGGAAGACAAAGACGAACCGGAGATCTACGACGACGGTCTGGATGCCGGAGAGGACGAGTCTGAAGAGCCGGAGACTGACGGGGGAAGCGAGGAAACGGAAGCGGATGCAGACCAGCAGGAAGCAGACGGGAACGAAGGTGGAGAAGCTGACGAGGCCTCGGAAGGCGAGGAACAGGGAAACGAGGGGGAGCCGGACCAGGCTGAATCGTTTGTCCTCAAGCACCTCGGCGAAGAGAAGTCAGTCAGCAGAGACGAAGTCGTAGCACTTGCCCAGAAGGGCCTGGACTATGACCGGATCCGCGAGAAGTGGGACGGCGTTAAGGACGACGTGGCACGGCTGCGGATGTACGAGAGTTTCCTGACGGAACTGGCAGAGGCAAGAGGCGGGGATATTGACGGGCTGATTGACGAGACCCGAATCCGGACGCTGATTGCCAGGGCGGAAGCGAAGGGCGAAGACCTGTCGCCTGCGGCAGCAGCCGCCCAGGCCGTGAAGATGCGGACGGAGTTTGTGCCTGCGGGCTATGCCCCGGCAGATCCGGAAGCGGAGCGGCAGGAGCGCAGCCAGAGGGAAGTGGCGCGGTTTATGGAAAAGTACCCGGACGTGAAAGCGGAGTCGATTCCGAAAGAAGTCTGGGACGACATGAACCAGAGCGACGGCGACCTTCTCGGCGCGTACCAGCGGTTCGAGAACAGGAAACTGAAAGACGAGATCAAGGCCCTGAAGAAGGACCTTGAGGATGTGAAACAGCAGAAGAAAAACAAAGCGCGTTCTACCGGAAGCACGAAATCGGCCGGATCTTCTGCGGGCCGCGATGCTTTCGATGAAGGGTGGGACGCTGAATTTTGATAACTTAGAGGTGATATATCATGGCAATTAACTTTGCCAGCAAAGCCTCCCCGAAGGTAATGGAGGCATTCACGAAGGAGTCTATTACTGAAGGCATTTTCAGCAAGGACTACGACTGGACCGGCGTTGCGACCGTCCGCATTTATTCCGTTGACACCCTGCCGATGCAGGACTATGACTGGGACCTCGTAGACGGCACTTCCCGTTTCGGTTCCCTGACCGAGCTTGGCGACACCTATCAGGAGCTGACTGTCAACCAGGACAAGAGCTTCAACGGCGCCATCGACAAGCGCAACAACAACAGCACCCTGATGATCAAGGCTGCTGGCAAGGTTCTTTCCCGCCAGACCAAGGAAGTCATCATCCCGATGGTTGACCAGTACCGTCTGGCCGCTATCGCTGCAGGCAACGGCGTGACCGGTTTCGGCACCGGCGGCAAGGGCTTCATCAAGTACAATGTGAGCCTGACCAAGTCCAACATTGTCGAGACCATCATGACCCACAACGCCGAACTGAACAACGCCCTGGTTCCCAAGAAGGGCCGCGTCCTGTTCATCGCGGAGTCCGAGTTCATCAAGTGCAAACTGGCTGACCAGATTGTCGGAACCGGCGCTACCCTGCAGGATGTTGCCAAGGGCATCGTCGTAAACGGCGAGTTCGGTACTCTCGACGGTCTGCACATCGTTCCTGTTCCCGACAGCTACATGCCCGACGGCGTTCTCTACATGATCGTCACGAAGGGCTGCTGCATCTCCCCGAAGAAGATCGAGACCATGCGTATCATCCAGGATCACCCCGACATCGACGGTCACGTCGTTCAGGGCCGTCTCCTGTATGACTGCTTCGTCTTCGACAAGAAGGCGGCTGGCATCCTCGTAGCCTCCAGTGCTGCGGGCGGCACCACCTGATAAAGGAGAGATCTGATGAGAGCGGCAGTTTACTCGGGTTCACGAAATCTATATCCGCATATGGTGGTCGCGGCGAAGTCGCTGATCGCCAACAGCAGCGTAGACAAAATCTACTTCCTGATTGAGGACGATAAGTTCCCGGAAGCGCTGCCGCCTCTGATTGAGACGATCAATGTTTCGGGCCAGCCCTGGTTTCCCCAGGGAGGCCCGAACATGAGGTCTCAGTTTACTTACATGGCGCTGGTGCGGGCCTGCTACTGCAAGATCCTGCCCGAGTCCCTGGACAAAGTTCTGCAGCTGGATGTGGACACTGTGGTGGTCGATAACATCGACGAACTGTGGAATGTGAAGATGGGCGGCAAGTGGTGCATTGCCTGTGAAGAGCGGAACAACGACTACTGGAAACCCTGGGGCATGGACTACTTCAACGTGGGCGTCTGCATGTTCAACCTGGAGACGATCCGGAAGACGGACATCGAGGACCAGATCATCAAATGGCTGAACACGGAGTGGACGCGGTTCGTGGAGCAGGACGCCTGGAACAAGTTCGGTGCGCCGAGGAAGTTCATCAAGATGGACCCGAGGTTCAACGAATGTTACTGCAACGGGTTTACGGACAATCCGGCCATCGTGCATTATGCGGGGTTTAAGGACTGGGTCAACGACCCGAAGTGTTACCGGAAGGAATACTACCGGAAGTACAGGGACATGACATGGGAGGAGGCATTTGCGTGCCGAGAATCCTGATTGCGGTTCCTACGTTTGAGTCGATCTTTCCTGAGACGTATCAGGCGATCTGGGATCTGGACAAGTGCGGAAATATCGCCGACTTCAAATATGTAAAAGGATATGATTGCGCGACTGCCCGGAACAAGATTGCCCAGGCTGCGATTGACGGGAAGTACGACTACGTGCTGATGGTAGACAACGATGTTGTCCTGCCGAAGGACGCGCTTCGGAATCTGCTGGAAGACCCGGTGGATGTGTGCCTCGGCTACTACGCCCACAGGGGCGAGAAGAACGAATACTCAGGGCGGATGAACGTCTGCCGGTACGACAACCCGAACGAGTTCGGATTCCCTTACCGGAACTATCCGTTTGAGTCCGAGTACACGGTACAGCAGCTGGAAGCGATGAAAGCGGAAGGCAAAAAGAAAGTCCGGATTCACGGGGGCGGCATGGGCTGTGCGCTCATTAAAGTGGGGCTGTTCCCGAAACTGGAGTTCCCCTGGTACGACTGGGTGAACAAGCCGGACCCGAACGAAGCCATGCTTTCCGAAGACCTGTTCTTCTGCGAGAGATGTGTACAGGCGCATGTTCCGGTGTACACCGATGTCCGTGTGGGATGCGGGCACATCATGAGGAAAGTGCAGTGGCCGGAGTAGCGGAGCTTCTGAATGAATGGACGCAGGACGCCCTGCAAATCACCGCTGAAATCAACGGCAGATATCACACGATTGAAGAAAACCGTGCACTGATGTCGCTGCTGACAGGCGTGAAGATAGACGATACATTTGCGTTCTCGCCTCCGTTCTATACCGATTGCGGAAAGAATATCCGGTTCGGCAAGAATGTGTTTCTGAACTGTGGATGCTTCTTTCAAGACCTCGGCGGTATCCGCATCGAAGATGATGTCCAGATTGGCCCTGGCGTAACGATTGTGACGATCAACCACTGCCTCGCCCCGGAAGACCGGGATGTAAGAATCCCAGAATCCGTAACGGTCGAAAAGAACGTGTGGATCGGGGCGAACGCGACCATTCTGCCGGGAGTGACCGTCGGTGAAAACGCCGTAGTCGGCGCAGGCTCTGTGGTGACGCATGATGTACCGCCAAACACGGTAGTGGCCGGGAATCCGGCGAAAGTGATTCGGCAACTGTGAAAGGACGAAGTGAATGTACACACCAACGAACCTTGAAGCATACCAAAGGCAGGCGAACGACCTTGTGCGGTTCGTAACCAACCCGCCTGTAGCGGCAACCTGAGTTTATAAGGGGCGGGAAGTATATCTTCCCGCCTTCCTGCAATGGGGGGATTAATATGGAAGACTCTGTGAAGCTGTTCAAGGAAATCACGGGCTACGTGATGGAAGAGCTTGGCGACGCAGAAAAATATATCAAGAAAGCTATGTGTTATAAGACATCGAAGCCTGAACTGGCTCAGATGTTTTATAAACTTTCAATGGAAGAAATGGGCCACTATACAATGGAACTTGCTGAGCTTCAGAAGATGGCAAGCCCAATGATGCCAGACGGGAATCCTGAGATGCAACTGGCATACGATGTTATCAGTGAGCATTCGATGGATTGGGAACGGAGCATCAAGATGATGCAGCAAATGTTCAGGGAGTAAGTTATGGGATTTATAGCAAAAACAAACATCGGCGGCACGGAGTACCTGATGACAAGCTCCCTGTACGGGAAATGCACGACTGCCGCTGATGTGGCGGCAAAGGTTGTTGGTCTTTCCGACTTCACCACGCTGATTAACGGGGCGACGATTGCGATTCGGTTCACCAACACCAACGAGGCGGCGAACCCGACGCTGAACGTCAACGGTACCGGAGCCAAGAGCATCCTGACGAACAACAACAACCGGCCCGGCGTGAAGCCGCCCTGTTCGTGGGTGGCGGGAAGCGTGGTCGAATTTGTATATGAAGAAGACAGCGACATCTGGAGAATGATCTCCCCGACTGTGGTGGATCTGATCTACCCGGTTGGAAGCATCTACCTGTCGGTGAACAGCACGAATCCGGGGACGCTGTTCGGCGGGTCGTGGACGCAGATCAAGGACAGGTTCCTGCTCTCTGCCGGGGACACGTACTCCGCAGGAAGCACGGGTGGCGCTGAGACCGTTACGCTGACGGCGAACAACATCCCGGCCCACACGCACTCCATAGCGAAGATTACGAACGGGACAGCGGAAAGCGCAGGCGCCCATGTCCACGGGGCGTGGTATGCCTCGGACAGCAGCCCGAACCGTGACTGGGGCTGCGAGTGGCACAATGGCGCGAAGGCCGCAGGTTCCAGCAGCGCCGGAATGGACAGCGCAGGCGCACATACCCACACCGTCACGATTCCGGCCCACAACACCGGGAACAACACGACCACAGGCGCAGCAGTAAACAAGATGCCTCCGTATCTGGCGGTTTATGTCTGGCAGAGAACGGCGTAAGGGGTGACAGCCGATGGCTACGATAACAGCCAGAACAAACGACAGGGTCTTCTCTGTCCAGAAGTGGTACGGGCTGAACGAACACCCGGACGGCGACACCCGGCTGCGGCTGGGCGAAGCCTCGAAGATGGTCAACTGGAGAATCACGAGGGACGGCAACCTCAAGCTGCGGCCGGGGCAGGAGTTTGTGGCCGGGCTTGGCCCTACCTACTCGGCGGTACTCAGCGGCGAGATCGTGAAGCTCTCGGACTACGTGAAGGCCTCAGAGCTTGCGGAATACTATGACTCCGTCAGCGGCGACAGCGGGAAAGTCGTGCCGACCGATACCAGCGGCGGCGTGGTGGAAAACGGCATCCTGTCCGTCGGCGATGCAGAAGTGAAGAACGGCGTACTGCATCTGCCGTCTGACATCTGGTCAGTATCGGACGGCGTGCTGTCCGGCTCTCAAGGCTCCGGCACTCTATTATCGTTCAGCGCCCTGTATGACGAGCTTCAGGCTCTTGCCCCGGAGACTTATCTGTATATCGCTGCTGACGGTGCGATGTATGCAATCGACCACAACTGTCTACTCCCGAACGGGGACGGCTACACGCTGTACGGAATCCCGATGTATGCGAAGGCAGACCCAGCCGACACGAAGCCTATTGTTGCGCTGTGGTCTGGCGTACTCGGCGGCAAGGACGTTCTTCTCGCTGCGTGTGACGATACGATCTGGAGCCTGTACGATGCCGACACGGACAGCTATGGAGCGACAGCGGTCGGTGCTGTGAACACAGGCAAGGGCGTACACTTCTTCCAGTTTGACGGGATCGTTTATATCCTCAACGGCTACGAATACTACCAGTATGACGGAATCAATATTGTCCCGGTGGTAGGCTACGTGCCTCTGGTGGCAATCAGCATCGGGCCTACGGCATCCGCTGATGCTGGGGAGCTGACAAGCGAGTATGTGAATCTGCTCATCAACAAGCGGCGCGTATGGCTGTCGCCGGACGGGAATACGAACAAGACCTTCAAACTCCCAGAGAAAGCAAAGGCGATTGTCTCTGCCAAATATCTCGACGGGAGCGCAGACCCCACCTACACGTTCACGGCAAACACGGATACGATCACCTTCACCAGTACGCTGTCAGCTGCCGTTAACAGCATCGAGGTTACTTATTCTGTTAAGACGCATTCGGACGATGCCTTGATCCAGGACTACCGCAGTCAGGTAGCAAGTATGCTGTTTTCGGAGTTTTACTCCGGCACGACCGATACCAGAATCTTCCTGTACGGAGATGGCAGCAATAAGGCGATCTACTCCGGCATGGACTATGACGGAATGCCGAGAGCCGATTATTACCCAGACCAGTACGAAGTTCTGATCGGAGACGCCAACGAACCGATCACGGACATGATCCGGCACGGCGGTGCGCTGATCGCCTACAAGCCGAGGGAATGCTGGAGCCTGCAGCACGGCGTTGTGGAACTGGCGACAGGCGACCTCACGCCGAGCATCTACTGCACACCGGTGAACCGGGAGAAAGGCAATGTGGCCCCCGGTCAGGTGCAACTGGTGGAGAACAGCCCGGTGACGGTTTCCGGCACGGAACTGTACAAATGGGGAAGCGTTTCCAGATACTCCTCGGCCATCGGCAGGGACGAGCGGAACGCATCGAGGATCTCCGACCGCATCCAGAAGAGCATCAAGGAGATCGACTTCAAGACATGCCGGATGTGGGATGACAACGACAACCAGGAGTTCTACCTGATCGGGGACGGCATGGCGCTGGTATGGAACTATGCGTTGGACGCATGGTATCGGTACGAGAACTTCGACTGCACGGCAATGTGCTCGTTCCACGGCGACCTGTATGTCGGGAGCCATGACGGGAAGATCCGGCGCATGTCTGACTACGTGGTCGGCGATGACGGCTACGCTATCAAAGCCGACTGGCAGTCCGGAGCGATTGACTTCGGGGCTGCGTATTCGAGGAAGTATTCGGCGGCGCTGTGGGTCGGCCTGAAACCCGTGGAAGGCACAAGCGTGGACGTGACGGTGATTACCGACCGGAAGAACACGTTCCTCGAGAAGAACGTATCCAGCGAAAAGGCGAAGATCCCCGGAGAGCCGTTTATGGCGAAGACGAAGCTGAAAGCCAAGAAGTTCGTGTACTACAGGCTGATCCTGAAAGTGGAGAAGAAGATGCTGCCCGTAACGGTGACGAACGTGGAAATCCGTGTACGGATGACGAGCGATGCGAAGTAGGTGAGGGCAGATGGCAGAACAACGCAATCTAACCAATGACAGCACTCTGGCGTATTTGCTGAACAAGGCCAAAGGTGCAGAGCATACTATTTATCCGGCGACAGCAGCTCCTAAAGTAGACGGAACTGCTGCGGTTGGGGCATCTGATAAGTACGCAAGGGAAGACCATGTGCATCCGACTGACACAGCCCTTCTGAATCTCGTTTACCCTGTCGGTGCAATCTATATGTCTGTCAACAGTACAAGTCCTGCCTCGTTGTTCGGTGGCACTTGGGCGCGAATTACCGGGGCATTCCTGCTCGCTGCGACAGACGGCGGTTCTTCCGGGGCGAGCCAAGCCGCCGGGAACACAGGCGGTGCGGCAACGGTCACACTTACAGAACAAAATATGCCGTCACATAATCACAGCATTCCTGCTTTGTCTGGCACGGCAAAGAGCAACGGCAATCATATCCACGCGATGAGATACAAAGCACCGTCCGGTGGGTCTTCCGGGTATGCGTGGGTGTATGGCACAAACAATGCGGTTTGGGCAGCTGCGACAGAATCGGACTCCATGATGAAATCAACTGGTGCTCACACTCATACCGTTGAAACAACAGCTAATACATCCGGCAGTAAAGGAAGCGGCACAGCACACAACAACATGCCACCGTATCTGTCGGTATACGTATGGAAGCGTACCGCATAAAGGAGCCGTGAAATGAGAATCATTGATAAAGACGGGAACGAAGTCCAAAACCCTGATTTCTTTCGCGGGTATTACTTGGAAGACACCATCGTGATTGCACATCACCCGGCACAGGAATACATCCCGGAACAATGGCATTACGAAGTTGTTGCCGAGTATCCGAATGGCGGGAAAGATGTTGAGATAGTGATCGATGTTCCCGGACAGGAAGCGTGTGACGCATGGGACGAAACAGAGAGCATCTTGCGGTGGTACGAGTATAGCGAAGAAGAAGTTAATGTCCGGGAAAACTATCAGGATATTATGGATGCGCTTGAGATTCTGGGGGTGACTGGATGAGTTATGCCGAAAAAGCCATCATGATCGCGCACAGCATCACGCTGGCAACCGGGTATCTGACAGACGAGCAAGCTGAAACTGTGACAAATCTGTTCCCGGCATGGACGGCAGACACGGAATATTCCGTTGGCGACAGACGGCAGTACGAAGAACTGCTGTATCGCTGCGTGCAGGAACATACTTCCCAGATCGGATGGGAGCCGCCGAATGTCCCGGCCCTGTGGGTTAGGACTTCAACGGAAGAGTGGCCTGAATGGATTCAGCCAACAGGAGCACAGGACGCATATAACATAGGCGATAAAACAAGCCATAACGAGAAGCATTGGATTTCTAATGTTGATGCGAACGTATGGGAGCCCGGTGTGTACGGCTGGGATGAGGTAGCAACATGACAGCAATAGAGAAAGCTGTGCAGTGGGCGATTGACACTGCAAACGACAACAGCCACGGCTACAGCCAAGTGGACAGATGGGGGCCTGACTTCGACTGCTCCTCATTCGTCATTGAGGCGTATGAAATAGCAGGAGTTCCCGTGCGACAGGGCGGTGCATCCTATACGGGCAACATGAGGGGTGCATTCCTTGGCTGCGGCTTCACGGATGTGACGAACCTTGTGAACCTTAGCAGCGGAGCAGGACTCCAGCCGGGTGATGTTCTGCTGAACTACTCGGCTCACACTTGCATCGCAATAGGCAACGGCAAGGTTGCGAACTGCCGGACAGACGAAGGTCATCCGCAGGCAGGCGATCAGAGCGGAAACGAAATAAGATTGCAAGGGTACTGGAATTATCCTTGGAACTGCGTTCTGCGGTACAAGGAAAAGGGCCAGCAAGTTGAAGAAATGCCGCATGGAGACTTTGAGTCAGGATCGTATTTGGACGGTCTTGCAAGCGTTGTTGGAGCGAAGCCAGTCGCAAGCGCAAACACCAATACGGATGTGAAGCCTGTCATTGGAAATTCGTCAGCGAATACAAATATTGAGAGTCACGGATGGAAACCGGGTACGCTGAAGAGAAGCAGCAAGTATTCCGTGGACAATGTGATTCTTCAGGGGCTGCTGACAAGAAGGGGCTTCAACTGCGGAAGCATTGACGGCTACTTCGGGCCGCTTACCGAAATAGGCGTAAACCACGCAAGGCGTTATTATGACATGGAGAGAACCGGCGAATGCGATTACGCGCTCTGGGTGAAACTCCTGTTAATAGAGAGGTGATGGCGATGGACATCAAGGAACTGGAAGACCGCATCAAGAGTCTGGAAGAGCGAATGGCTCAGAAGGACGTTGAGTTTGCGGTCATCAACACGAAGCTGACGGCTATCCTCTGGGGGATAGGAGTCACAGGAAGCGCCGTCATCGGCGTATTAGTCAAAATGATTTGGGGGGCATAAGAATGGAAGGCGTAACTGTATGGGCGATTACTATCATTTGTTTTCTGGTGGCAGAAGCGGTCAAGGCAACGCACAGATGTGACGAGTGGATTCCGATTATCTGCGGCGCACTCGGCGGCATCCTTGGCGTAGTGGCCATGTATGTGATTGCCGACTTCCCTGCGGGCGACATCCTGAACGCGATTGCGATAGGGATCGTCAGCGGGTTCGGCGCGACCGGGTTACATCAGGCGGGGCATCAGCTGACCGGCAAGCATGAGGAGTAATCATGGCGTACACAACGACAGGGTCTATCACCGGGATGGACGTTTTCCAGCGGGCCATCACGATGATGGACGAATTGAACGATGCGGGGAAGTACCGGCATGATGATACAGTAGAGTACCAGAACCGGACTCTCGCCATTCTGAATGTTCTTCAGAATGAACTATACCCATACTCGGATACGTTCCCGAAATGGCAAGAGTGGGAGACCGGCAGACGCGCCGTCCTGATGCCGCTCGGGAGCCTGTCCGAGGAAATCGACCTCGACGACTACTGCGCGGGGACGGTGCTTCCGTATGGGCTGGCGGCGCATCTGTTGCTGGACGAGAACCCGTCAACGGCGGGATTCTTCCAGCAGCGGTACGATGAACTGCGTGCGATGCTCATGAGCGGCTCCGGCAAGCGTGCGGAGTCCGAGGACATTGTTGACCTGTACGGACCGAACGGCGGGATCGCGCCGTATAACGAGTTCGCGATGTGGTCATAACCCAAAAGCCCGGAAAACCAGCGGGCAGAAAGGAACAGCATGGACGAAGAAAAACGCGGCAGGGGCAGACCCGCCGGGGCGAAGAACAAGAAGACGATCCTAGCGGAGAACCGGGACGCATTTGAAAACGGCACGAACTTCCAGCCGGAAGAAACCGAGGAGATCGAACTCCCCTACAAGACGCCGAAGGAACTGCACGACAAAATGGCGGAGTACTTCGACCTGTGCAGGAGCGACGACGGCTCCGGATGGGAAGACATCGTCAAACAGTTCGCGGAGCTTGCCGAGAACATGAAGAAGCATCCGACATGGTCGAACCATCAGAGCACCTATGAGCGCATTGCCGCACAGGTGCGGAACATCGGCGTGTTTCCTGATGAAGCGGGCATGAGAACGTACCTGGGACTCACACATGAACTGTACAAGGCCTACAAGGATTCGCCGGACTTTGAATCGGTATTCAACTGGGCGCAGGACATGCGTGAGTCATGGGCGGCAAGACGGATGGCAGCTGATCCGAAATCAAGTTCCGCATATCTGGCCATTCTGAAACAGCCTGGAAACGGCGGCTGGGTAGACAGGAAACAGGACAAGGGCGACAGCACACTTGTCATCAAGGCCGCAGGCGTCGGCGGCGTAAACGCCTTCAAGTAAGATGCCGGCAGTTAAAGACAACAGAAAGCCAATCGCCGAATGGGATCCAGGCGAAGCGAACCCGAAGCAGCTGCTGTTCTACCAGGCTGATACGCCATTCGTTTGTTACGGCGGCGCAAAGGGCGGAGGCAAGACCCACGCGGTCAGGACGAAAGCATTCGGCGGCGCGCTGATGAACCCCGGCATCAAGATCCTGGTCATGCGCCAGACATATCCTGCATTGGAAGAAAACCATATCACACCGATGCGGAGGATGGCAACAAAGACCGGGGCCGCGACATACAATGGCACAACTCATATGCTGACCTTTGTAAACGGCTCGACAATCCGATTCGGACACTGGTCTGGAGACGATTCCGAAGACGAGTACAATGGTCAGGAATATCATTAGCGGCGCTGCCGCTGCTGATTATTGACTGGTGAACTCACTGGATATTTATTGACGAAGCAACACAGTTTTCGGAACGTGCATTCAACTTCCTGGGCGGTCTGCTCCGAGGCGCGGATGCGATTCCGAAACGAATGTACTTAACCTGTAACCCTAAACCACAACTGGGGTTGTAAAACCGGGTAAATACGGTGAAGGCTAAAACCGGAAGGTCATGCGAACACCGTGGTAAGCCTTCAGATTGCGAGAGGCTGAAGGACACCGTAACGCGTAGGGGCTGAACAAATATAACGCCTCCAAGAGTATCCGGCACCGCAAGGTGATGATGTACGCTGAACTTATGGGAAACCATAAGAGCTATCGGATAAAAAGCCGGTAGGGTAACAGATTGGGCGGCGTGGGCCATCGGTAAACATCAAAATCTGCCGATGTAAAACGGAGTAAAAACGGGAAAACCTAAACTGAATACTGAAGTAATTGGAGGAAATTACGATGATCAACGAGATTGGCAACACCTATGGCAGGCTGACTGTTGTCAGCAAAGCGAAGAGCAAAGTTACCAACGGCGGGAAATCAAGGCTGGCGATGTGGGTATGTGTTTGTGAATGCGGGATGACCGTAACGGTAAGCGGCCACGATCTCAGAAGAGGCAACACTCAATCATGCGGATGTATGAGAAGGGAGCATCTTCTGGAAGCAAACACAACACATGGAGATTCAATGAGAAACCGCTTCGCAAGGCTCTATAGGATCTGGGCAAACATCAACACCAGATGTAGCAATCCGAACTTTGTCGAGTTTGAATCTTACGGCGGGAAGGGCATCAAGAACGAATTTGAAAGCTACCCCGCGTTTAAGGAATGGGCCTACGCAAATGGGTACTATGACCAGCCGGAAGATACGCCGAAGCGCGAAATGCTTTCAATAGACCGCATTGATCCGAGCAAAGGATACAGTCCAGAGAATTGCAGATGGATCAGCCACGGTGAGAACGCCAAACGAAGAAATGTTGATTACTGGAGTAAACAGCATGGCAACCCGAGCGGAAGTCCGAAACGGACACGCGCAACGACTACGGAGTGAAACAATCTCCGCACGAGACTCCGAGAGGGAAAGCCCTCTAATAGATAGTCTGAACTTCATGGAAACATGAAGAAGCAGAGGATAAAGAGCCTTTGCGATAACAACTTGGGGTTAAGAGACTCTTCATCGACAAGCAATATAAGACAAACTGTCTCGACCCGGAAGAGAACGAGAATCCGGAAGACTATACGTTCATCTTCGCTACGGTCGATGACAACACGCACATGTTGGAGCATTCTCCGAACTACCTGAGAATGCTTGCCCAGATGCCAACGGATCTGAAACTGGCATACCGCTATGGCGACTGGGATGCGCTTGGCGGCGGGTACTTCAAGGAGTTCCAGTTTGCTACGCACACGATGAAGTCGTTCCGAATTCCTGACCATTGGCCGCGCTATCGGTCGTTTGACTATGGCCTTGACATGACAGCCTGCATCTGGTGGGCAGTTGACACGGACGGCAGAGCATGGGCATATCGGGAAGTGGAAGAGAAAGGACTCATCGTGCAGGCAGCTGCACAGACGATCCTTGCCAACAGCCCTGTTTATGAAAAGATTCAGGCGACCTATGCGCCGTGGGATATGTGGGCAAGGTCGAAGGAATCCGGCAAGACAATGGCCGAGATCTTTCTTACAAATGGCGTTCCGATCATCCAGGCTCCAAGGGATCGTGTGCAGGGCCACATGATCGTGAAGAGCATGATGGCGCAGATGCCGCTGAAAGATCCTTACATCATTGGCCTGTTTCCGGAAGGAGAAGCGCCGGCCACGATGCCTGGGCTGATGCTCTTCTCTGACCTGACAAGGGTGGCAGAGGATCTCCGAGACATCCAAAGCGATGAGAAGAACATCAACGACTGCGCGAAACTTCCTCACGAGGTCACGCATACGGTAGACAGCGTTCGCTACTTCTGTATCAGCAGGACGGAACTGGCACAGACGCCGGTAGCGGAACGAAAGCGAACCTTTGAAGATATGATTGACGACAAGGAAGAAAACTACGAAACATTCATGTGCGGCGGGGAGCCGGATGCAAGCTACCTCGCAAGCTGAAAGGAGAACCGAATGATTGCTTTTGCTATTGTAATTACCACATGTGTTCTGGCGCTGATGGGGATCAGCCTCAAACTGGCGTGGGATATACAGACAGAGAGGAACCGCTACATCAAGCTGGAAGAGTGGGCGGAGGGCTGGCTGAAGCGTCTGGAACAGAAGTGCGAGGCGAACACCGACCAGATCGCAAAGCTCGCAACAAAGATCGTGCAGATGCAGGATCTGCTGCCGAAGAACGGAAACGGCGAAGTGATCCGGAACCAGGTTCTCCTACAGCAGATGAACGACGAGATGGAAAAGAGCATCAAAATGGAAAGGGAATGGAACGAAGGCGTTGCCGCCATTCTCAACTATGGGAAACCGATTGTACGAGGTGACAACGAATGAGTGAGGAAGGGCTGGGCCTGTTCGCGGGCAAGGACAAACCTACTGTCGAATGGGGCTGGGATCACTACGAAAAGGCGAAGCAGTTCAACCGATCCATCAATCTGGAAGACACTGTCAAAGCCAACGAGAATTTTTACATCGGCAAACAGTGGGAGGGCGTGAACGCAAACGGACTGCCCACGCCGCAGTTCAACTTCCTGAAGCGCGTCGGCGGCTTCACGATTGCGAACCTGGTCGCCGACAGCATCAAGATGAACGCGTCGGTAATGGCTGCGTTCCCGGAGGACGAGCGGCTCATTGACCCGGTGCGGATCGTGAACGAGGAACTGGAAGCACTGAACGAACAAAACCGGCTCCCGGCAATGACGAAGGAGTTTGCCAGGGACGCGGCGGTCCGGGGTGATGGCTGCATCTTTACCTGGTGGGACGAGAAGGCAAACGCCGGACCGAGCACGAAGCGCAAGGGCAGAATCCGCAGCGAGATCACAAAGAACACGAGTGTATTCTTCGGGAACCCGAACGACAAGGACGTGCAGGACCAGCCGTGGATCATGATCGAGAAGCGGGAGATGGCCCGGAACGTCAAGATCCGGGCGAAAGCCAACGGCATCGAAGGCTGGGAGCAGATCCAGCCGGACGATGAGGAGAACGACGCCGTGGACGGCGTGAAGCATACGGACGGCAAGGTCACGACCGTCATGCTGTTCTGGAAGGACGACGACACCGGGGAAGTCTGGGAGTTTGAATTCTGCCACAACTGCGTAATTAAGAAAGCAGAGAACCTGAACATCCGCCTGTACCCGGTCGTGTGGCTCTGCTGGGACTATGTAGCCGACTGCTACCACGGGCAGGCGATGATCACCGGGCTTATTCCGAACCAGATCTTTGTGAACAAGGCCTGGGCGATGAGCCAGCTTTCGATCATGCGGACGGCGTACCCAAAATACATCTACGACAAGACCAGGATCTCGCATCTGGACAATGGCGTCGGCAGGGCCATCGGCGTAGCCGGAAACGTGGACAACGCCATCAAGGCGATGGACACCGGACACATCGAGCCTCAGGTCTTCCAGTACATCCAGGCGGCGATCAGCCAGTCAGAGGAAAGCCTCGGCGCTACGGAGGCCGCGCTCGGCGAAGGCAAGGCCTACAACACTTCGGCCATCCTGTCGCTGCAGAAGGCGGCAAGTACGCCGCAGGAACTCACGAAGCAGAACCTGTATCAGCAGATTGAGGATCTGGCGCGGATCTACCTGGAGTTCATGGCGGAGTACTACGGGAAACGCACGGTGGATATGCCGATGAACGACGAGATGCGGGCGCTCTTCGAGCAGGCAAACCAGCTTGCCGAAGCAGCGGGACAGCCGCCGCAGGAGATCCCGAAGACGGTTCCTGTGGAGTTCTATTTTTCGATGCTGAAGGATCACCCCTTCTCCGTGAAGATCGATGTGGGCGCGTCCTCGTATTACAGCGAAGTATCCTCGCTCAGCACGCTGGATAACCTCCTGCTGAACGGGCATATCAATATCGTGCAGTACCTCGAACACATCCCGGACGGCACAGTCGCCGGTCGGAGAGAGCTGATTGAGGAACTGAAGCAGCAGATGGAAGAGCAGCAACAGATGGCAGAACAGCAGGCCATGATGGAGCAGCAGATGCAGATGGAACAGCAGGCGGCAGCAACGCCTGAAGTCGCAGAGAACGAAGCGACAGAGGAACAGAAAACCACTGGGTTCAAGGAACTGGGGGAGGCACTCCGGTCCGTGGAACGCAGGCAGCAGGGGTGATATAGATGGGAACACTTGACAACACTTACGCACAGCGGCAGTCAGACACCTCGAGTCAGATCAAAAACCTTTATGACCAGCAGTACAACTCCAAAGCAGCGCAGCTGAAAACCGCTTACGACCAGAACGTATCCAAGGCCCAGGTGGAACAGCAGAAGATCGCACCGCAGTACCAGACATCCGCGAACCAGCTGGCGACACAGTATGCGCGGAACCGCCGGAACACGAACCTTCAGGCGATGAACTCCGGGCTGAATACCGGCACGGCGGTGCAGCAACAGAACGCGCTGAACACGGCGTACCAGAACAACTACACCGGAATCAGGAACCAGGAGGCGCAGGCACAGACGGAGGCCGGTCAGAAACTGGTTGATCTCGGCGTGAACTACAGGAGCGACCTTGCGGCGGAGAAAGCCTCTGCCGAGAACGCGAAGGCGGTGAAACTCATCGACAACCAGAACACGCTGAACAACTGGTACGACACCCAGGCGAAGCTGCTGGCAAGCTACGGCGACTTCTCCGGCTATGAGAAGCTCTACGGCAAAGCGGCGGCACAGCAGATGCGCGACGTGTGGATCATCCAGAATCCGGAGACCGCGCTTGGCGCCGGGATGATCAGCGCCAACGAGTACAAGACGATCACCGGAAAGACCGCCGGGGAATCGTCCAGTTCGTGAGGTAGGGGCAATGGCGACAGGATACAACACGGCGACCGGGAAGGTCACGGCTGCGACCACCTATGACGCATCGACCGGAAACACGGGGACCGGCACGGCTTCGACTGCGACGACTACGATCGAAGCCGACAAGAAAAAGGCGGAGGCCAAGTCCGTCGGGAAGAGCAACGGGAGCGATGTGCTGAAGCTGTTCGACACCAGAGCGAAAGACTCCTCGAAATCGATCAGCGATACCTACGCCTCCGGGCTGAACGCCCAGAAGCAGGCGCTGCTGGACGCATACAATCAGAACACCGCAGCGCAGACGCAGCAGGGGCAGCAGATCGAAAAGACCTACGACACGGCGGCAACCGATGTGGCCGGGCAGAACGCGAGGAACGCTGCGGAACTGGACCGCTTTGCGGAGCTTCGCGGCGTGAACACCGGAGCCGGGAGCCAGCAGGCGCTGAGCCTCGGGAACGCTGCACAGAAAGCCAGCAATGTGATCGAGTTCGGCAAAGCCGCTGCCCTGCAGGAGAACGCACGCCAGACGGCGATGATGACCACGGACTACAACAACAAGGTGAAGGAAGCGCTTGCCGACCACGACTACAAAAAGGCTGCGGCGCTCCTTGACGATTACAACAACCAGAAGACGTGGCAGGAGAACCAGGCTGAGATCCTCGCAAACTACGGGAACTTCTCGGCGTACAAGAACCTTTACGGAGACACGGCTGCGATCACGATGCAGAACGTGTGGAACGCGCAGAACCCGGACGTAGCGTACCGGACCGGGCAGATTTCCGCAGAAACCTACAAGTACATCACAGGCTCTTATCCGGAAGGGTACGTGGATACTTCCTCCAGCGGCAGTTCCGGATGGTACTGGGGATCGTCGAAGAAGAGCACAGATGGAAACGGCGGTGCGCTTGACAGCGACGGCGACGGCGGCGACGGCGGCAATTCATTTACTCCGCTTAACATTTACAACAACGGGCGAAGCATATCCAGGGCTACTCCATACAAGAATTCTGCAAGCACAATCAAAAACACATCTGGCAAGATCACATAACCAGCGCCGGGGGGTGAAATGAATGGGGAAAAGTAAAGATAACTCCGGCAGCAGTTCGTCGGGCAAAATGCTCGGCGGGAAATACTATTCCGACGAAGAATATTCCAAAGCGCTATCTGAAGCTGTTAAATCCGCTGAGTCCGGGAAGTACAAGGAATCCGGTCAGCTGAAGACCAAATCCTCAAAAAGCACAAAGTCGAACACAAAACAGAAGTACAAGTCCAAGACCGCAGGCACTACCGAGACGAAGCCGATCAAGGTCAACACGTCGAAGATCCTTGCGGATACCGCCTCCGGGAAAAGCGAAGAGGCCGAGACAGAGCAGAAGACCCAGACCAAGTATACCGACGAGGCAAACAACGGCACCCGCAGGAGCAACAACGAATACCAGAAGAAAAAGACTTATTCCGAAGAAGCCAACGAGCAGAAGAAGAACATCTATTCCGGCAATCAGGAAGATGCTGACATGGATGCCGCATGGGCGAACCTGGAAGGGAAGAAGAACCGCAATGAAACCCAGACGGCAAAGGATCAGAAGCGGGCGAACGCCAAGATTTATACCGATGAAGCGGATCGCCTGGAACAGGAGAAGCGGTCGAAGTACGGCGTTGAAACAGATCTCTTTTATAATGCCAACCAGAATGAGATTGACGAGTACGACCGGCAGATCGCCGAAAACCGGGCAAAGGCAAAGGCGGAACTTGCTGATATCAACACGACCAGCAAGGAACGCGATGCCATCCTTGACGACTACCTGAAGTCTGTTGAAAACGAGAGAACCGTTACCGCTAATGCAACCGATCTCAACAGGGCGGAAGCGGAAGCTGCCACAGCAGACAGAAAAGCCAAAGAGAATGCGCTTAAGGACATCAACCGTCTGCTCGGTAATGATGTGTATTACGGTCTTGTTGATGAAGCACAGGGCCGCGACATTGTTGAGGGCTGGCAGGGAGAACGCCAGGGGCAGTATGGTGCTGCTATTGGCACAGGTCTGGAATGGCTCGGCAACAAGATCAACAACACCTCTATCGGCGTTGAAAACCCGGACACCGGGGAAGTGCGGGAACTCATGAACTTCGGTGGCAAAGGCGACGCCCTGGAACAGTTCGGCTCTGACATTTTCCAGAACTCAAAGGCTGTTGTGCAGACGGCCCAGGAGGACTGGGATACCGGAACAAGCACAATGTCTGACTTTGGCAAGAGTGCTGCCGGAGTGGGCAAGACCGTTGCCAACACGCTCGAAGACATGGTTGCGAACTTTATGCTTCCCGGTGCCGGTTCAAAACTGATGGCGCTCAGAGTTGCCGGAGCCGGTGCGCTGGAACAGGATCAGCGCGAAGGCCACAACGATCTCGATTCCAGGGCAACGAAAGCACTGCTTGATGGCGGGGCCGCATTGCTGTCGAACTGGGCGATAGGCGGCGTATCCGCCGCTTACGGGAAATCGGCGCTTGGCAAAGCTATCGGCGAATGGGCGAACGCAAAAGGACTCAGCCCGATGATGCAGCGGGCGCTCAACACGGAAGGCATCGAAGAAGTAGGGGAACTCGGTATCGGGTATATCGGTGACCGCGTCCTCGGTCTGGTTGACAAAGGCGACAGCTTCTGGTCAGACTGGAGCTGGAGGGAAGCCGCACAGGAATATGCGGTCGGCTATTTCCTCGGATTCCTTTTGAATGCCGGAGCAGGCGGTCAGGAGGTAGATGCCGCGAGAGCAGCCAGAGCGGCTGACGAGTCGGTTGAGTTTGGTGAGCGTGTGGTAAAAGGTGAAATCACGCCTGACGAAGCCATAGAAATTGCACTGTCGAACCCGAACGAAAACGCCAAAATGACCGGGCAGCAGAAAGCGGCACCGAAAGCAACGGCGGAACAGCAGACGGCACAGAGAACGAATACCGTGGCGGAGAACGGCTGGACATGGGATAACTGGGTACAGGATACATTGTCCGGTGGCGAACTCAGTGACGTTGACATTAATGAGATTGTCAACCATGAAGCGGGAAGACAGGCTTTTGAAAATGTGACCGGCATCTCTCTGGAGGGGATGACTGAGGAAGAAGCAAAGGCAACTGTCGGAATGGCCGCTGGAAGCACAGCCGTAACAGGAACGAACACAACGGGTGAACCAGTTGTTAACACAGAGCAAACAACTGAAACACCTGGGCCTGCTAAAGTCACCTATGAGAATCCGGGCAAGTATGATCCCAACACGGCAAACTTTATTGACAAACATGGGGATGAAGTTGTTGCAGGTGCGAAGAACAACCCTGGCGTAACTCGTTTGTTTGGAACTGATTATCAATTCCAAGCAAAATCTGACGGTTCGTTTGTTGTTTCAATAATGGACGAAACCGGTCATATTGCTGCTGAGGGAACATTTGACAACCGGGATGATGCGCTTGCATATCTTTATAACAAATCTCAAAATCCATATGCAGATTATGACCCAACAAGGCTAACGGAATCCACACCGGAACCGGGGCAGAACACGGAAGAAAACAACGCGTCAGGAATCAACCCGGATCAGGAAGCGCCCGGTAATGAAAATACACAGGGCAATCCGAAAGCGAAGCAGAATCCTAATACCAGCAATGAAAATCCGGGTCAGAATGGCACCGGTGTAAACTATAATCCTAATGCACCTGGATATATAGATTCTGCAACTACAGGAAGCGGGCCGGAACAAGTCAGCGAACACTTCACCCGTACTTTGACAAAACGGGAAGGCGAAGATGTCAGAAGCCCGACAACCTACCTGAAAAAGAGTGATGCCGAAAAACTGGAAAACGCAATGAGCCGCCTGAACCTGAATCGGGAAGCGGAAACGCAGGTTCTTATGTCTACAACCATGTGGACAGATGAACAGGTTGAAATGGCTAAGATCATTTCAAACGAACTGCTTTCCGATGCAAGAAAAAGCGGCGACTATGCGGCATACGATGCATGGCGTGAAATCGAAAGCGAACACAAGAGGGCGATTGCCCGTGCATTGAGATCTGGCGCAGAAGACGGTAAGGGTAAGACAGAAGACACAAGAAGTTTGTCGATGCGCTATCTTGACATGCTGGCAAGCGCACAGAACGACCCGCATAACACAGGGCCAAAAGTAGACCCGGCTGTCATTGAAAAAGCAAGGCAAACTGTAAACGATGTTTCCACTAAAATCAGTGCGCTTGAAGCTGAAGAGGCTGATTTTGTTAAGCAGGGGATGTCTGAAGAGGAAGCCTTTAACAAAGTCAAAGACAGATATCTTGACCTCGCGCAGCAACTGGTAGCAGAACGGAACATGGGTCTTTTATGGGATAACATCCTCGGAAGAAACCAGGCTCTCCGTGACGGCAATACAGATGTGCAGACAAGACTCCGCAAAATGCTTGCAAAAGAAGACCCTGAGTATATCCGTCAGTATTGCAGAGCAAACAACGCAGGCGTTGCCACAGATGTTGAGTATAAATCCAGACCAACTGTAAAACAGGCGGCATCAATGATAAGTTCCATGCAATCAATGTGCATGCTGTTTGGGTCAGGAACATTCCTGCGGAACACGGAATCAAACATCGTATTCGGTACGCTTGGTGCTGTTGCAAACAATACCTTTAATGTAGGGGCAGACCTTTTGCTTTCGGCTGCTACCGGGCAAAGAACCAGAGGCTTTGGAGTCGGTGCATTGAGCAAGAGCGGTTGGCAGGCGTTTTCTCAGGCCGGAAGGCGCAGTGTTCTTGAGATTGCCGCAAACATGGATATGAAAGAAGACGGCAAGTACATTTCAAGCACACAGACATTCAGCCCTTATAACCCTGTAACCAGAGTCTTTGCAAGAATTAACCAGGCTCTCAGCTACTCTTTGAATACTTCTGATGCTGTGATTGAAGGCATGACCAAAAACACGGCAGAGAAAGCAGCGATTCGCGTTGGTGAGAAGAGCGGCATGACCGAAGAGACAGCTGCGGAGATCGGGCAACAGAACACTGAATATGCAACTTTCAAAAACAACACTGCAATCACGAAATTTTTGGAGGGCGTTCAGAACGCCTTCGACCTGATCGGTTTCGGCGGAGAATATGTAACCTTTAACGGCACAAACATTATCAGAGGCCGAAAGGGCGGCATGGGCATCGGCACACTGCTTGCCAAGTATGTAAAAGTTCCTGCCAACATCAAAGCAAAACCGCTTGAATTCAGCCCGATTGGTGCGGCTGTCGGCGCAGTAAATGCAGGCAGAGCAATCAAAATGGCAAAGAATTCCTCACCGAACAGTCAGGCGCGGCAGGATTCAATGGTCCTCCAAAATAAGGCATCTGGGCAGATCGGTCGTGGCGTAACAGGAACCGCATTGATTTTTGCGATTGCCATGCTGATGAAAGCTGCCAAAGAGGAAGGCAAAGAATGGTTCCGTGACTGGGATCAGGAAAAGAACAAAAACATCAAAGCCCAGAACAAGTCCGAAGGCAAGAGCGGACAGCAGGTGAATCTCAGCATGCTCGGCCTGATGGGAGATCAGGAAGGCGCTGAAAACTGGGGAACCGGCGTGAATGCCGTTGACATATCTTCCAACGAGCCGATGAACGCATTCCTTACAATGGCAGCCGCACTTGCTGATGATGAAGATTTCATTTCCATTGAAGACTATGCAGATGCGCTCTATACAGGAGTTTCGGAAAACCTGCTGGATATGCCATGCGTAGAAACATTTTCTGTTTTCCAGGACAATATCGAATACGGCAAGGTCTATGAAACGACCTATGAAGAAGACGAGGAAGGCAACATTGTTGAGAACCGGGAAGTAGATAAGGGCGCAACTATTCTAAACGCTGCCGGAGCAGCTGCCGGTTCTGCTGTCAGCGGTTTTGTTCCTGCTCCGGTGCGGCATATCGCACAGGTTCAGGACGAATACAAGAGGGATACCAAAGGGAAAACATCCTCTGAAACCGCATGGAACCAGGTTGTCAGCAATATCCCAACCTTTGAAATCGGCGGCAAAACTTATGGGCGCGGTTCGTTGCCGATTAAAACAGATGCATTTGGCAATCCCGTCACACAGGGCGACCTTGGCACAAGAGTTGCGAATACTTATCTTGCCAATAAGTACAGTCAGATTAGCCAGACTCCGGTCAGCGAAGAAGTAAACCGTCTGTATCAGGAAACCGGCGAATCTATTATGCCTGCGTCCTCCGGCCCAAAAACAATTACATACGGAAGCGGCAAGGACAAACGCACAGTAGAACTCACGGCAGATGAAAGCAGGGAGATCAAGGACCGGACTGGGCAGGCCTTTGAAAGGCAATTCGGGGATATAATGAACCGCGAATTTTACGACCTTGTTGATGCGGATACCCAGAACGCAATAGGCAAGGAGATCCAGAAGATGGAAAATGACGCTGTTAAAGATGCGGTAGCAAAGCAAAACGGCATTGAGTTTGAAAGCAAGTACGAAGACATTCGAGAACTGGAAAACCCAGCCGAAGCACTTGCGGTGCAAAAAGCATATAACAGTGAGAAAAAGGACGAAAACTGGAGCGCGGTTGAAGATCTTCTGGATGTGATCAGAGGGAAGAGCAGAGACACTAAGATATCTCAGGACAGCATGGACTATTTGGTCAGCAAGGATAGCAAGATTAATTATTATTCTTACCTTGGTGACAAGGGTGTACCGCTTCAGAGAGCAAAAGACTTTGAAGCTGATCTGAAACAGGTTTACGAAGGTGAAGAGCGGGCTGATCCAAGGGCAAGTGACTATATCCGGGTTGCAGGAAGCGGCAAATACTCTGACAAAGAAGCCGACGCCATTATGGGATATGAGCGTGAAGTCAGTAAGGAATCCCTTGACAGATATCAGCGTCAGGTTAAGTACCAGCTTGGACAGGCCGGCAAGAGCGACCTGAACGATGAGATCTGGAGAAGAATCGAACTGGTTGCGAACGGCAAGCAGGACAAGGATGTTTTCCGGAACTGGATTCGGAACACGGCGAAAGATCCGAAGAACCGGAGTGGCATCCCGGCGAAGCAGGGCGAGGAGATCATCGACATAATGGAGAACTACGCCAGCGACAACCATGTGGCCGGAGTATATGTCACGGCGTTCTACAATGCCGCAAGAAGCATTGGATGCACACCGCAGCAGGCCTTGGAGTTCTACGAACACATCGACAACAACTACAACAAAAGCTATTCCAAGACCGAGATTGATGCGGCTGTGGCATGGGCATTTGGTTACGACAGCAAGTACACCTACAAAGCTTATGGTAAAAAATACACAGGCTACAACTTCTCAGGAAATGCCAAGAAAGTCCGCGATTCCATCAGGGAAGCGACCGGCAGATAACAAGCTACTCATCATAGCCGCATGTACCCCTGGCATGCCGGTGCAATTTGGATAAGAAAGGACGAAGCCCCTGGGTAAGACACCCAAGGGCTTTGTTCATTTTACTCCTTTCTTCGATTTTACGATTTCTTTCTGGACATAGTCGTTGATTCTACTCTGCATTAGGTTTTCTTCTTTCTTCTTCAGGTTGCTGTAGTAGAAGCAGAGATACTCGAAGCATTCAGCATGGCATGTGGAACTGCGGTCAGGGCAATGCTGTTTACATGGGTTCTTCATTCGACTCCTCCGGTTTCCAACCGATTGATTCTTCGCCCGTTTCAGAATTTCGCCATATCTGCACCAAACAGTTGTGGTGAACTTCTTCCTCATCATAAACGCCGGAATTGGTAAGGCACAGATTCAATCTCTTAATCATCTCCCGAATGTCCTTTTCATCGAACACATAAAAGAAATCGGAATCGTCATAGTCTGCGAGAAGAGACCAATCCCAGATGTTTTCTTCCCCAGTTCGATGATCAGGCAAAAGGTCAAGAGCGAAGAAATCAGCACCGAGTGTTATCATTGCTCCGTCCGGGAGATACCCATCGCAATCGTATGCACCCTCGCAAAAAAGGACTCCGCCATTCGGATACTTCTTGCAATGCTCAATCATCTCGGACAAGCTAAGTCTTTTCATCCGCAGCTTCCTGTTTCAGCCAATCGAGCCAAATTCCTCTGCACGTTTTAAGTGGATCACATTCGATATGGAATTCTTTCTCACACGCTTCGCAACGGATATAACACACCACTTTGTCTGCCAGTTCCTCGTCCGTCATGGCACGGATGCGGTCGGCGTTTGACCTTGGCTTGTATTCCGAATAATCATCACATTGATCGCACGGATACTCATAATACCCACACCGTTGGAAAGAGCATATATCGCACTTGCACTCTATTGGGTGTTCTTCAAGTATTGCCATCACTCACCCTCTCTTTCTGGCGGCTGCGGATGTTTATCCCTAAACTTATGCCGCCTGTTGTTTTCACACCATTTGCAACTGCCGTGATTTCTACAAGTAGGGTCGATTGCCTTGCTCCCCCGATACGGCTTTCGTTTTTCTTTCCCGTGTTCGATGGCTTTATCAAGACTCATGATTCACCATCCTCTGGCGGCTGTGGAAAATACGGAACACACTTCCAAGTAACACCCTTAATAGCATTCTGCATGGTTTTCTTTGATACCCCATATTTGTCTGCAAGTTGTTGAAACGATGTTCCCTTATACGCTCGTTCCCATCTGGCATCTTTCACCGCTTTTTTCGTGAGTTTTGACATTGCTTGTTCTTCGCCAACTTTTATGACATTTCGTCCTTTTCTCTCACGGTCTGCCATGTTTTCTGCTCTTGTTCCGACAAAAAGATGATCTGGATTGATACATGATGGATTGTCGCATTTGTGGCAAACATCATAACCATCTGGAATTTCTCCGACCCATGTCATATAAGCTAAACGATGCGCTCTTTCAGAATGCCTTGTTCCATCTTTTCGGCTACCGACAATTGTATGCCCATAACCGTTTCGCTTGCATCCTTGCCATTCCCAACAACCAGATATTGGATTGACTACAGTTTTCGCCCTAAGTCTTTCGCCAATAGGAAGCCCTCGTTTCTTTGCTGAATAATTACCCTCCATTTAATCCCTCCGTGCTTGGAAGCGGCATCCAATAGCGCACAGGCCCTTGTTCCTCATTGTCCCAAATATCAAAATCGTAATTCGTGTACTTGTAGTACCATTCATAGGTTTCTGTTTCGTACTTCGCAATCATCATGTGTTCGTCATCGTTGCAAACAAGTACAAATATCCCATCTTTTGGCAACCGCTCAGTAACGGGAATCCACTTCGGCTCGAACTTGAGGACGGTTCTCCCTTCCGTTTCTTCAAGCACCATGTTTGTCTGTGCCGTAAGTCCATCAACAGTAGCTTGCAGTTCCTCAATGGCATCAGCGGCTCTGTGCATTAGTCCACACACGCAAACACTTGCGATCCCACTTGGTACGCTTTTATCCGCTATAATCACATCATAGGCACATTCTTCGCAGACTTCTTGTGTGTCATCCTCTTTGGCATCACAATGATGCATCCGCAGTTCTGCAATCAGTTCTTCGTACATCACTCGTCCTCCTCTGCCAACGCATTCCCATGCTTCTGCTCTGCATCAGCTTTGCCGTGTTCATATCCGTCATTAAATGCGGCAATCAGATCATCACC